TATTGAACCTCTCCCGAGTAACTACTACTCCAGGGCAGGCAGACATATCTGCAGGCTGGTAAGCCATTACCTCACCAACACCCACGGACAGAGGACTGCCTGGAGACCCAGGTAGCAAGCTCGAGTTTGGCGTTTATATACGCCTCCGATACCTTGCTTAAGGGGATCGGACGGTTTGATCCTCCGAAAACCTCCTGGGGACATTTCCCGATAGAAGAACCCTTGGACCAAACCGGGTCGGCATTCTCACAAAATCTAGTGAGTCTCCCAGCCACTCCCGAACTCCCATACCTTCATCCACCAAGAAGCCGGTCTACGCTTCGACTCTTCAAGATTTATCTTGCAGAAATCGGGCATATACCGTTCCGTCTTGTCTAGACGAGATATGTAGTCCGAGAAAGCCTGAAAGGCCTTGTCGAAATCTGATTCCGTTGTGAGAACGAAGTTCTCAGGCCGGGAAAGAAAGAATTGCTTCGCGTCATACATCTTTCCCCCTATGATAGGGAGGAGGAGATACATGATTTGTTGCGATAAAATCTCTTTATCAGTAACTTCAAGACCTGAACCAGGCTCCGCCGGTTCGAGCGGTGGAATAAACTCTAACGTGCCATAGTTGGTCGGACGCATCCAACGGGCATGCGCATTGTACGCCGGGTCGGTGTAGTAGTCAAGAAGAGAATTCAACTTGGCTTCTAAACCTTCCAAAGGCAGTACACATGCCGAGTTAATCCCGACCATCCCGAACCATTGGTACCAGGAGGCAAATGAGATCTGACTCAACCCGGGTTGGGCTAAAAAGACTAAGGTCCGCGCCACGACTCTCGACTGACGTCGAAGAGCCTTGGACAGCGAACCTCTAACCTTGTAGCCCTTCCCGAGGAAAGCCAGCACATCCGCCGGTCTCCAATCACGCCGAAACTTATTCAGAAGCAGGAGCAGTGCATCGAGAGACGAACTGGCCGCCGCGGCCTCGCGTAGAGGCAGGGGCGTACAGTCGACTCCTTTTGCAATGAATCTCTTTGCATATTCGAAAGTCCCATTGTTGGAAACAAGGGACTTATGCATCGAGATTCCTACTCCGAGCTCCTTCATAAGTTCGAGGTACTGATGGACGACGTGCCGATCCCATATCAGCACGTCATCCCCCAGTACGGCGTACCTTGTGAACCACTCACGAGCACCAGCTCGTCTGGCCGACAACTGCACCAAGAAATGGTGAGTGAGAGCCAACATGGCCCACGAAGAGTAAGCACCCATCGGCTGTCCACAGGCATAGAAAACCTGTTGGGCAACCGACGAGTACTTCTTCGGGACCTTGTAGGCCCGCCCGACCAGGAGGTCTTTCCAAGGACCTCCAAGACCGGGCTTGAGATAATCGACTAGGAGAGACTGCAGAGAGACTGGGAGTCTATCTGTAGCGGCCGAAAGATCGAGAGAGGCAACGTACCCCTCTCGAACTTCTTCACAGGCCCTTCTCACTCCTTTCATTTGGTCAAAAGTGGAATCCTGAGGGATAAACCTCAAAGACCCAAAAATGGCCTTATGCAGGGGGAAAAGAAGAGTCTGGGTCCACCAGTCGACCATCGCAAACACTCGCTTCTTCCCCGGTTCTTCCTTAACACC